ATATCACTATCATGACACAAACCTGTTGCGATACACTAGCCAGACGATGGCCTGTAGTTGACACGCAACATATCCCACCGGCCAAAGGATGTAGGTAAATTTGGTTATGTAGGTAAATTTGGTCATGGCGTCCTCGTGAGTTTGTGGTTATGGGTCGATGCGGGCGAGCCGCCCAGTGCGGTAAAGAGCGAGCATGATCGCCCGCGCCGCCGACGCCGCCGACCGAGCCAAGACCGGGCCGCCGCCAAACGCCGGAGTAACGCGCCAAGTCGCGCTGCTCGGCATTGTGACAACGACCGTTCCCCCGATGGTGGTGAGGGGTTCGCCGTCGCCGGGGCGCTTGGCGCGTATGAGCGCCTCATACGCGCCAAGACTGGCAACGATCCACGCGTTATACTCCCCATTTATGAGTTTTCCGGGCACGTTTATGCTGTCGCCGGCACGCGCTAGCTCACACGCCACAGCAAAAGCGGCCTGCTCGGTCGTGTGCGCGATGATTGGGTCCGCGCCGTCTGTGCGAACCTCATAGGTGCCACCCGCCATGCATGCTGCCGATACCGTCGTGCCGTTGTCGCCCAGCCACACGTGGTATTCGCCTGGGCGGACCGTCGCTCGTATCTTATTATCGATGTGCTCAAATTTGCGCGTCATTTTGTCCTCGTGAGTTTGTGCGCACGCCGTCAGGCGGCGCGCCTCAGATATAGGTAGGCATGGACGCGATGGGCGTGCCGTCGTTATACATGCACAGCCCGCGCCCAGTCATGTGTACTACTGCGTATCCCCAAGGGGCACAACCGCCGCGTCAATCTGCGGGTTATACCGCTCATAGCGTGCGTTGTAGTATTTTACTACGCCATATGGTTTAGTCATGGTCTTCGCCGTTTGTGTGTTTGAGTGAGTGTGTTGCATGACTGTAGTATCGTCCATTCCGCAAGCAAAATCAAGCCCCCAAATGTAACTGACTTGTAACGTCCTCGAAAAATGACGTTAATTTTCAAGCCTTTACGTAGCAAACATCGTGCCAAGTCTGACGCCCCCGGCACGATATTAGCATCGTGCCGCAAATCACCGCGCCGCCCGCCCAAGGTTGGGCCGCAAAACCCGTACCAACTTCATTTCCGCCTTCATTTCCACGCGGCGCGTTCGGGTTTGGCACGATGTTTGCTGTGTTGAAACTAGACTCGTTTTGAGTCTCAAAATGGGTCTCAAAATGAGACTCAAAATGGGTCTCAGTTTGAGGCGCAATAACGGACATTGGAACCGATTCACCCGCCCCGAACCGATTCACCCGCCCCGAACCGATTCACCCGCCCCGAACCGATTCACCCGCCCCGAACCGATTCACCCGCCCCGAACCGATTCACCCTTTTCGGGTTTTTGTCCACCTACTATAAAGTTACCACTAGTATGCTAGCGGGGGTAGGACGGTTTACAGGAAAGTCGTGGATTGCATCCGCAGCCGAGGGGCGGGGGCACAGGGGGCGCGGCGCCCCGTGGTGTCCATCAGAGACGCCCGCCCATCAAAATTATGCGTCCAAGCTTCGCACTTCGGGCGCGGTTTTTGCCACATTCAGAACACGCGCCCTACCGGCCCGTATGAAATTATCCGATGACCGTCATGGAAATGGAATGGGATGCTGAGTTGCCCGAGGGCGTTATCTTTGAGATCGCCCCCGGCAACCTCGACTTCACGATTGCCGAGATCTTGACCGGCGCGGAGATGCTCTGCGCTGAGCTTGAATGCCCTGTATACGTCTTCGGGGCGATGCAGGTGTACTACGTGACAGTATCGCCACAAAAACCACATCCACACGCCAAGCTGATTCTAATATGCCAACCCTAGACGACAGACTAGACGACAGAAGAAAGTACATCGGCGGGGGCGACGCTTGCGCGCTCCTTGGTCTAAACGATTACGATTCTGTTCTTAAGCTATTCAGAAAAAAAATAGGCGAGGAACTGGACGACCCCGAAAATTTTCACATGGAGAGGGGAAATATAATCGAACCCATCGTGGAGCAGTGGGTGAAGGAAAATGCCGACGGCAGTGTAAACGGGCGGCGCCACTACGAAGAGTGGTGTCCCGAAATTTTGCCAAAATACGACCGGGCGGCGCTAGAACGCGAGTCCGGGATAGACTCCCGCCCGCCGCAGATAGCGGTGGTTCACCCGGACATGCCCTATGTCGGCGGCCATCCGGACGGAGTTGGCGACGAAACAATATGGGAGTTCAAAGCTCCGGCGCCCCGCAGTCTCGGATATATCCTCAAGGAAGGCGTTAACAAATGCTGGATGTATCAAGTCCAGCATTATCTATTCTGCACGGGCAAGCCCAAGGGCGTAATCGCAGTTTGGGATTTCGACAAGTGGGAACCCATTTTATTCCCCGTGACGCCTAACGCTTACATACATGACCATTTCGCCAAGGTGTACCCGTATTTTTGGCATCATGTGAAAATGGGCATACCGCCCGCCCCGTGGAGCGAGCCCGTATCAGAGCACTTTCGCCATATCTCTGATCCTGAACTGGATCGTTTGTGTGAGATGTACGAGGAAGCCAAAGCGCGCAGGTACGAGGGGGAAGACCAGCAGTCCCGCGTGAAGGGGACGCTCCTTAGCGTACTCGACGGGCCCGGGCGCGTGGAAACGGACAACTGGTATATCAATGCGTCAGAATACAAGCGCTACGGGTCGGCGTATGTGCGGCTCATTGTACGGCCAAAGAATCCCCCGGCGGAATCCTAGGATACCACGGGCCGGGGCGGCGTCCCGGTGATGCAGTTCCTTGTACACAAAATCAGACGCGTCTGTCCTTAAAACTGTACTAATCCGGATCTAATTTCGCCTTATCAAGCCTTATGCGCACAGTTTGGAACTTGGCACGATGCTTGCTGTACTTAGGGCGACCTAACAACCAAACCGGAAATACAATGGCACGTGGAATCAACAAAGTCATCCTTATCGGCAACCTGGGCCAGGTCCCGGAACTGCACTACACCGCCGGCGGCACCCCCGTGTGCAACATGCGGCTGGCCACGAACGACTCGTACAAAGACACCAACGGCGAACTCGTCGAAAGGACTGAGTGGCACACGCTCGTTGCTTGGGCGCGTCTGGCTGAGATCCTGAGCGAGTACGCTTCCAAGGGGAGCCAATTGTACGTTGAGGGTTCGCTCCAGACGCGATCATGGGAAGACCGCGAGGGCAACACCCGGTACACCACGGAAGTGGTGGTTCGCAACTTCACCTTCTTGGGGCGCGCACCGGCTGCCCGGTCTAACGGCCACGGCGACGCCGAGACCGGCCCGCCCGCCGCCGCAGTGGGCAAGGACGATTTGCCGTTCTAACGAGTCCGCAGGGGCGGCGGCTCGCCCGCCGCCCCTGCGGACCTAGAAACAACCGAGGCAGACGATGACAACGAATTACCAGGAGATACTAAGACGTCTCGCCGAGCCGTTTCCGGCTAGCGAGATTCAGGCGCGTCCCCTTGTCGTCTCGAAGAAGACGCGCCACGGCCTGGCGGCATTTTACGTTGACAATCGGGCCGTCATGGGGCGGCTGGACGAAACCTGCGTGTGGAAAAACGAGTTCGCGGGGGGACCCGCCGGCGGCTTGCTGTGTGGTATCTCTATTCTGGTTGACACCGGGAGCGGGTTGGAATGGATCACGCGATGGGACGGTGCCGAAAACACCGACGTCGAATCGGTCAAAGGCGGCCTCAGTGGATCCATGCGGCGGGCGGCCAACCAATGGGGTATTGGCCGGTACCTCTATGACGTGGAGCCTATATGGGCACCCGTGGATGAGAGGGGGCGGTTTAAAGCCGCTCCCAAACTGCCGGGGCGGTATCTACCTGCCCGGGACGACGGGCGGGACCGCCGCGCAACGACCGTTAAAGCGGATCCGGCCCCGGCGGCAGACGCCGCCGACGAGAAGCCCAAGTTGCGGACGCTAAGCAGCAGCCAATTGGCCGCCCTCGAAGCCGCGTCGAAGAACAAGGCCCGGAAGCGGGTCTCCGATCTGTATAAGAAATTTCAGACCGGAGACCTAGACGCCGATGAGCTTGTAGCGCGTGTCGGGGGGCTGTAGATGAGAGATGTATTACCGCAGGACGTCCCCGGGCCGGGGACGTACGATTTTACGCTGGCAAAGGCGGGCATCTCCCGGGCCGGGCGCCGCGCCGTGGCGGTGGCACACTTCCTCATAGACGCCGGGCAGTTCAGGGGCAAGCGAGTGTCGTGCGTGATCACGCACAACAAATATCGCAAGCTCATGGGGCCGGCGGCGGGCGGCGCGGGCGCGGAGGCAAGCGAAATGGCCGTGAAACTGAACCGCCACCGCCTGAAGCTTCGATGTAGCGGCGAACTGGCAGTCAGGCGGCTATCGCCGGGCTCCTCGCACGACGAAGGCCCCCGTAATGTCGTCATTTCATACGACATTACGGGATTCGCTCCCCCCAAAGGAGATTCAGAACTGGACATTATCTTGGCTCGCCCCAAGGCCAAGTTTAAAAGGCAGTGACGGCGTCGCAATACATACGCTGGCTGCCCAACAGCATAACCAAGCACGTGTCGGCGCCGAATATAGTCCGCGTGCCGGCGGCGAGCTTCCGGGGGCGCTATGTGTCGCCGCGCCCCTCGTATCGGGGGATGGACGCCCAAAGAGGCATCATACTACTGTCCGAGGGCGCCTGCGAAAGCACTATCGCCCACGAATGGCGGCACCACTGGCAGAACGACGCCGGGTGGACGTGGTCACATAAAAAGTTTGATCGCTCGCTCTCATATGTGGACGCCGTTGTACAATATTTTAGACAGCCGCACGAGTTCGACGCGCTCGTGTTTCAGCACAAAATAGCACCCACAGCCGTAACGTCCTTCCGTTTGAGTTGCGTCTGCCCGCCCCTGTCGCTATCAGGACGCATATACTCGTTACCACTATAACCAGACCGGATAACCGCGATGAACTATCACTACTATGTTTTGGTACTAGGCGACAAGCCGCATATTTTCCATCGAGGGGGCGGGGTGGTGACACTCAACCCCATGAGCGCGTATAGATACCCCGACGCGAAAATAGCCGCACTGTCGGCTGCGGCACTAAACGATAAGCACGGCGCCGACTTCGTCCCTGCCGCGCTAAAGGTAACCGTCGAAGATCCGGTCGCCGAAGAATAACCGGCGACGGATTCCGTCCGGAACGGTATTTGATGCGACGGACGTGCGCGGGACACGTGGTAACCAACCCGGGCTAACTCATGAAACTTCGCCCCTATCAAAGAGAGACGCACGACTCGTTGCGAGAACACTACGAGCGCGGCCTAAACAGGCTGCTCGTGAGGCTCTTCACCGGAGCCGGGAAGACCTCGGCCATTGCGGCCAAGCTGCCGGAAACGTTTCCGGTGCTTGCGCGGTACGGCGTCCTCTTTCTTTCACATCGCCGGGAGATATTGCAGCAGGCGTATGCCGTTTTTGAGGCGTCATATGCTGGGTTTAAGTGGTGTGGGATTGACATGGGCGAGCGAGAGGCGACGGGCCTCGAAGATTTCGTCTTCGGGTCCTTCGATGCGCTCGGGCGGCTGACGTCAAACCGCATCCTGAAGTACTCCCGCCGCTATTTTGGCATAGTGATCGTGGACGAGGGGCACCACGCCACTAAAGAGGGGACGTGGGACAACGTCCTTAATTACTTCGGCGTTGGGTCGGATAAGACGCAGCACATCCGGCTGCCGGGTAGCAATCTTAAGCCCCTCAGCGTGTTCCTGACGGCGACGCCACAGCGTCACGACGGACGTCCACTCCATCCCTTTCTGGATGCGGTCGCAGCCGATTATGATATCCGCTATGCCATCCGCGAGGGGTGGCTAACGGACATTATGGCTTACCGCGCCACCTTCGACGCCTTCGATTATGATAAAATGTCCGACGCCGAACAAACGGACTTCATCATAAAAATGTGGGAGCGCTATGCGAAAGGGATGCGTACCCTTGTTTTTGCGCGGAGTGTAGATCAATCCGCGCTAATCGCCGGGACGATCAACAAGTTCTTCGCCGGGGAAGGCCACAAGGCCGCGCACGTCTCATCTCGCGGGGTGTTTGGTCCCGACGGGCTGGAAGCGGCTACCGAAAACGAACTTCGGGAATGTATAGTGGACCGGTTTGGGCTTCCATACGGCGATCCCGACGCCATAGACGTGTGTTCCAACCGTCTAATCTTCACCGAGGGGTATGACAACCGGCGCATACAGGCAATCATAGACAACGCGCCGACGCAAAGTCAGGTTTTATACTTACAAAAAATCGGGCGCGGCCTACGACCGTCGCAGGACGCTCGTGTTGACGATCACGTCACGGCTCGCGCTCGCCGGGAAGCGATCCGAAAGAGCCAAAAGCCATTCTTGGTGTGGCTGACGACATATCCGCCGGCGCACGGGCTCGACATGCCCGCCGCCGTCTTTGCCGTGCCGGAAAACATAAAGCTGGACGGCGCTATGACGCTGGCCGAGATCGTGGACATCATAGAGAACGAAGAACGCGAGATGCCAGAGGCCCCCGCTCGCAGTCTCGACGAGTTTGGCAACATCAATATCCAATTGAGGCGCGTAGACGTTTGGACACAAACCGTCTACAATGATGAGCTAAAGGCGCTATCGCCGCTGCGATGGGTGTACAACAAGGGCACGGACGGGCAAGAGTGGATCGCGTTACGCATCCCGCGTAACGCGATGGCGACGTCGGCGAACGAGAAAACGCCCGCTATTCTGCAGTGGTACGGTGTCGATGGTGGATATAGAGCGCGGGTCATAACTGAGGGCGGCTGGGTGGATCAACTGGGCCGCCCGGTCCGGCCCACGGTACGAGAGTTTACCAACGTCGTCCCGGATATGAATAGCGCCGTGCAGAATACAGACGCCTGGCTGAAGGGCAGGGACCCGCTCTTGTACGCTGAGGTGCAACGCCACGGAACGGCCCCGGCGGGCGAAAAGGTGAAGGCGTATTTGCGCCGTAACAATGTGCCGTTTAAGGATGACATGCTCAGCGAAGAAACCGCCGCGATCCTCGTAGACAACTTCAAAATAAGAAAGAAACTGGCAGATGTCTTATAAGACGTGCTCCAAGTGCAAAAAGGAAAAGCCGGTGTCGGCTTTTCACCGTGACGGACGTAAGCCCGGCGGGCTGAGGTACGACTGCAAGTCTTGCCGGGCTTACGTCTATCGCGCTCGCCGCGCCGACAACCGGAATGGCTTGCTACAACGCGAAATGCTGCGCGGAGCCCGCCGGCGGGCGATGGCGTCAGGCGTGCCGTGCACTATCACGGCGCGGGACATAGTGATACCAGACAGATGCCCTATTTTGGATATACCGCTATCTGCCGCCGGGGAAGGGCATTCAACCTACAACTCGCCTACGCTGGACTGCATGGTTCCGGACAAAGGATACGTGCCCGGAAACGTAGTGGTCTTGTCCGACCGCGCAAACAGAATCAAATCGGACGCGACTTCTTCGGAAGTCGGCAAGGTGTTCGCATGGATGAAAAGAAAAGGACTATGAGAAATCTAAAAAAAGCCTACAAGGACACGTGGGATATAAGCTCCCGCAAGGAAGACGTATTCCGGCGCGCCGTAGGGGCCAATGTTGTTCTCGTCCCAACCGGGTTCGGGGCCGGGTCGTCCGAGTATCTGCGGGGGTCGTCGGCGGACCACGGCCACGAGCGATCCGCCCCGGATTTTGTGGTAGACGGAACCAACATATTCGTCGAGGTAACGGGTCCGCTCAAGACGATGTCCGACGACCGAATTCGCCGGGGCGGCCTCTGGGTGACGGTGGCTAAAACCGAATACGCCCGCAGGCACCCCGATAAGAAATGCTGGATCGCGTGGATGAACGGGGTTGGCGTCGGGGGGTGTAGAATGATACGTCTGGGCGATGCGTTTGAGCGGGCCGTGGCGGCTGGGGAGATAAAGCGCCGCGAAGTTCGTTTGCGCGGGCCGGCGGAACGGTTTATGGTGGTTCCGGCGAGTCACGAATGCGTCGTTAATCTTGATGTGTTCATAGACGAAATCACAAAGTAATGAAGACATCGAGCGCAAAAGCCAAGGGCCGGCGGCTCCAGAAATGGGTGGCTGACCGCCTCGGCGAGGCCCTGAAAGACGAAATAGAGGCAGGCGATGTACAGCCTGCCGTCATGGGGCAGGGGGGGCGCGATATAAAGCTATCCCCTGCGGGCGAGGCGGCTTGTCCGCTCGACGTCGAATGTAAAAACCGGGAGCGGCTCAACATATGGGCCGCCTTGGAACAGGCCGAAGCTAACGCCGCCGCCGGGCGCATACCTGCCGTGGTTTTCAAGCGCAATCGAAGTGAAACGTATATCGCTCTCGCGTTCGGCGATTTTCTCAAGCTATGGCGCGGGCGGCCCGATTAGCGACATGCAAAACTCACAGCAAGTCCGTTTTTGCAAGGCCCTGCCCGACGCCGGGGCCTTCGCGCCGATAAGCGCGTCCGTTTTCGAGACGCTGGGGGGCGTCGGAAAGCCCTACGCCGCCCTGACTTGGTCCCGACTTCGCGCCGGAGAGGTCGGCGGCACGAAGGATCACATCTACACATCCACGACCGGGCGCGAAATTGTAATAGCGCCCGGCGAAACGTGGTGCTCTATCACCACGATAAAGGACGACATACAGGCCGCCACCGGGGCGGCGGTTCGGCGGCATCACGTCAAATACGCGGTACGAAAATTGATGGATGAGGGGCTGATTGTAGCCGACCGACTTGCGGCCCCCGACACGAACGGGCGGTACGGCAAAATTTTCACATTAACCAAGGCCCGGCCCGGGGGCGATAAAATGGACGTGATCAAGGAGTACCGCGTATTTGCGTACGGCGACGCTGCGGCGTTTAGGCTGGGCAGCGTGGCGACCATTGATCCCAAAACGGGCAAATTTAGCCATTCTCCCCCCAATAACTCGGAGCAATGGGCCGCGTGGATTGCCGAAAACGGCGCCGAGGGGGCGGCATTTACGTCGATAGGCCGATGGCGCAACGAATCCGAGGTCCGCAAGCCCGCCGCGCCGGTTTTCGTCCCGTGGCTCGTGCTGGACATCGACCGCCCGCACAACCTGCCGGGCGCGTGGGACGATACTAACACGATACTTTCGCATCTAGAGGATCGCGGTGTCGATCTGGGGCGCGTTTTCGTATCATTTTCGGGGTCCAAGGGGTTTCACGTTGCTATAGCCATGTCTCAACTTGGTAACCCTATTTTTCGTGACGCACAGGCCGCGCTCGAAATCCTGTCCGCATTCGTAGACGGGCTGACGGACGTTGCGACCGATCCGCATACCATATCGCCCTTAAACCTGGTTAGGTTGACCGGATCGCAGCATGAAGAGACACAGTGGTACAAACGCACATGGTCGGCGTCGCGCTTTCGGCAACTGCCCCTACACGCCGCGCTATCGGATCTAGGGCGGCACCGCCCCTTTTCCTATCCCGACCCGACGGCGGGCGAAGCCGAGGAAGACATGAGGGCGATTTTCGAGGCCGAAGCGCGTAAGAACGCCGCGAAGCGAAGCCGCCGCGCCGCCCGGCGCGGCGCAAAGACGAACAACCGGATCGGCGACGCGATAGAAAATATACTGGGGGGCGTAGAGGAAGGCGAGATGTGGAGCGACACCCGCGCCGGGCGGGACTGGGCGGCATACACTTTAGCGTGTTTCATCATGGAGCACGACGGACAACACGAATCTGTGAGGGAGCGGCTCGGTCTGCCAAAACCCGGCACGGTTCTTGATACAATGAACTATTGGAATGACAATCTGTGCTACCCGCCGCTGCGGGGGCGGCAATTGTCATCCAAAATCGCATCAGCCAAACGAACACTCAAAAAGAAAGGAAAGCTATGACAGACTTTGAAAAAGAGCGCCGGAAGGCGCGCATCGCGCTTGGGCGCCGCTTCGGGCGGCATATTGTCAAATCCGGCGGCGATGGCCCCCCTGACGCCTATATGCAGTGCGACTGGCTTGATGATCCCTTGCCTGTTGTTTTAAAGTGCAGGCGCAACGCGCTCGAAAATCTGCGCATACACGGAAGCGTGATGATCAAGGCGCGCACGGTGCGCGAAGCGATGGACCCCTTCGGCTGGGCCTTAGTCGCCGTGTGGGACATCAGGGAGCAGAAGCTAATAACGTGGGTGATGGGGCGGACGCGGACGGAGCGGCGCGACAAAGACGGTAGCCGAACTCAGCGGTTTGTGATAAACCGGGGCGTGCCGGAGATGACCCGGTTTACGCCGGACTGGGTAGATGTGGAACTTAAATGGATGAAAACGCGGAAGAGTCAGGACAATTCCGCGCTCGTGTTGCGACACATGATGTTGTTGCCGGAATCCGCCGCGTCAATTGAGGGGGCGACTCATGACACTGTCGGATAAAATAGAGGACGCTATCCGGGCCTTCAACGGGCGACAAAACGCAACGCGCCGGCGCCCGCTCGGGCCGTTGGAGCGAACTGTTTTGCGAACGCTTATCCGCGACGGCGTCGCGGAATATGTCCATGATACGCTGCGGGACGAGGTCGAGGCGGCCCTTATGACTGAAAGGGAGTACAACAGAGACCACGAGATTGATATGGCGTATAAGGTTATTATGGTGCTTCTGAGCCGGTTTGCGCCTGCCGCCACGTGTGTAGTGGATACTGCCGACGTGCGCGCCATAGACGACTTTGCTCTACAGATAGAGCGCCTAGATGACGCTTATAAGATACACCTCGTGCGACAAAGAGAGGGAGATCGTGCCGGCCTTAATCAGGCCCCTATAGATGTAACCCAACCACCCAAGCCATGAATATAGCCCGAAGCTTGATCGCGGCGGTCCTATTTATGACAGCCGTGTCGTGCGGGCCTACGACGCGACTGTGTCCAACACAGGAGTTACGCCTAATGGTGGTGATGCACCACAACACGCTTGGCGTGACGGTAATTTATTATACGCGCCCGGCGACCGGCACGATCTTTGTTGAGGTTAGACAGGTTGGGTTCTTTATGTACGCCATAGAGGAAGAGCCCGACAGGTCGTGTCGCCGTTTCTCGGCGTCCGGCCAAGAGGAAATTCTGGGCTTTTCAGAATGCAGGCAGGAATTGAAGAAGCTAAAGTCTCTATTTGAATCGGACGAATCGCGGAACGAGGAAGATCACAATAGGAGCTAGATATGATCAAATCCGACAGAGGCCCCAAAAGGCCGCCGTACCGTATCGTCCCAGAGGATCCGGGCGACGGGGAACTCGTCGTTGACGATGATACCTTACTCGGTATCAGTTTCCATCCTCGTACTCGGAAACACAACGCGCTCCTGCTAGAGCGCGAAGACGGGAACGGATACTACCTCGTCGTAGGATTCGGAAGCGAGGAAGTGGAGCTATACGCCGCCCGAGACATGGTCCCGACGGTCGTAGAGACGATAAGCCAATACCGCACAAGAATTGCGAGAAGCCCCGTGGACGCGCTGAAGCCCGCAGGCTATCGCATCCGCAAGGGAGCAGCCGGACCGCCGCCAAAATGGTAGACTGCCCCCTCTACGGAAAGGACGATACCCACGGCATCGTCGGCGTGGTAGAGCACGACGACGAGCGGGTACGTGTCTATATCCGAGACGGAGAAAATGTATCCGAGCACCTAGAGTATGTTTATCCTGTAATATTTACGACGGATTCAGGATTAGAACTCGCTAGAGCGGAGATCCCGGCGGCGCGGGCAAACGTGGTATCCCTGAACGGCACGAACGAATATCGAAACCTGTTGGTTTTTAACAGCATTGGTACGTTCCGCCGCGCCCGGCGAATGTTTTACCGGCAAGGCGCGGCGCGTGAGTTTTTTGCATACGCATCGGTCGCAGACCAATATCTGATGCAGACGGGGCGGACCATGTTCAAGGGGATGGCGCCCAACTCGATACGTCGTATGCAACTCGACATCGAAGCATACGCACCCGGCAGGTTTCCGCAGCCGGACCGCGATCCTGTCATTATCATTTCGCTGATGGACAACGCCGGGTGGAAGCGGGTGCTTTTTATTCCGCCGCCGGGCGGTCGTATTAACGACGGCCCGGCGCACTGGGAGCGGTGCGAGGACGAGCGGGACATGTTGGAGCGACTCGTCAAATATATCCATCGCCGCGATCCGGATGTGATCGAAGGACACAACATCTTTTCCTTCGACTTACCATATCTGCAAGCTCGTGCCGAGGCGCACGAAGTCAACTTTGCAATCGGGCGAGACAACAAAGCGCCGCGCACATACAAATCCGAAAAGAAATTCGCCGAGCGCGATGTAGAATACACAAACTTCCTTGTCGGCGGGCGAAGCGTCATAGATACGATGTTTCTCGCCATCGACTGGGATGTATATAAACGTTCTCTGCCCGGATACGGGCTTAAGGACATAGCGCGGCATATCGGCGCGGCGACAGACGACCGAACATATATCGCAGGCGACGACATCGCCGGCGTCTGGGAAACGCACCCGGAGAAGCTGCTAGATTATGCCCTTGATGACGTAATAGAAACGAAAGCACTTTCAGACCGTTTCGGGGCGTCCGTATTTTATCTGACCCAAATGATGCCGATCCGGTATCAGCAGGTACACTTGCGAGGGAAAGCATACGTGATTCAATCGCTGTTCGTGCGCGAATACCTTCGCAAAAGAACGGCGCTACCTCTCCCCGAGGATGCCGCACAAAAGCACGGCGGATATACTGACATATTTCAAAGGGGAATCTTCGACGATCTGCTTTATGCTGACGTGTCGAGCCTGTATCCGTCCATCATGTTACAGTATAACGTGGAGCCGCCGAAGGACGAGCTAAGAGTGTTCAGGTACCTTTTGGAGCGGCTCACCGAACTTCGTCTTGACACCAAGGCCGAGATGAAGACGTGTGGACCCGACCGGAAAGAGGAACTGGATGCCAGGCAGAGCGCCTACAAAATCATAATCAACTCGTTCTACGGCGGGCTGGGTGCCGGGAGTAAATGGCTATTTTCGTGCGTCGAGGAAGCCGATAGGGTGGCGAAAACGGGGCAGGCTCTTTTGAAGCGTATGATTCAGCTTGTAGAATTGGCGGGCGGGGATGTAGTGGAGTGCGACACCGACGGAGTGATATTTGTGGCGCCCGAAGGCATAGACGCTGCCGGACCCGAAGGAGCCGCGTTCGTGCGCGATATTAGTCAGCGAATGCCAGAAGGGATCAACGTCGATCTGGAAGGGTACTTCCCGCGAATGCTATCACTCAAGAAGAAGAACTATGCACTCATGGATACAAGCGGCAACATCACGATAAAGGGATCGGCGCTGAAATCCCGTGGTATCGAGCCGTTTTTGATAAGCTACATGAGCGACGTAATCGCCGCGCTAATGGACCGCGATATTCGGCGCGTGGGCGAGATACACGAGGCGGCCAAGCGCGGCGTGGTCCTGCAAACATACCGCCCGCAGGAATTGGCTAAGACGGCGACATTAAAGGTGTCTATCGAAGAGTACAAGCGCAAGGTTGCCGATGGCGGCAACCGGGCCGCGCAGTACGAGATAGCTGTCAGGATGCGCGATCTGGGGCACGACATCGGTAAAGGATCTCGTATATCGTGGATCATAGCGGGCGAAAGGTCGCCTAGCCGCGTTCGGGCCTACGTTGACGGCGTCCCGCTACAGCTTTTCGAGCGGGGCACCGCGAACGTCGCATACTATTTGAGGCGAATACAGGATACCGCCGGGCGGTTCGCCGCGTTTTTCGACGCGGCGGATTTCAACATAGTGTTCGACAAGACGCCCCCGAAATTCACGGCGGACATGTTCGGACACGAGAGGAATCTACGACATATCACCACAAAAAACACGAGGTTAAGATGACGCCCTCATTCATGGACAACGTTTCGCACCACCTCGTTGACATCGTCAACGTGATGGACGCGACCGAAGATGACGATCTGGGCATATACGACCTGAAAACAAACACCGTAATATCACCCGACGAGGAAGGAATCAGGGCGGCGGCGAGCAGCCCGTTCCTGTTCGACGTCATCCGCCTGCGGGGCGGCTCCGGCTTGCGTACAGGAACCCTGTCGGCGCGTGTGATTGTCAATGATATTCCAGAATTGGGGTCCAGAATACCCGAATGGCGGGTGCTTTACCATCGAGAAACGGCCTATTTGGCCGGGCCTATGCGAGGGATGCCACTATACAACTTCCCCGCCTTTGAGCGGGCCGGAAACGTATTGCGGGAAGCGCTCGGATTCAATATTATAAGTCCTGCCGAGATGGGCGACGACGTGGGCCTGAACCCGAACGAACACTATAATAAGGCACTACGGAGCAACTTCATGGCAATTCTGGAAGCGGGGGGCGTGGATCACGTCTTCCTGCTCCCCGGTTGGCGCCAATCAAAGGGTGCGCGGGCCGAGGCGCTCGTTGCGACTATGGCGGGAATACCGTGCTGGGATCTTGAAACGCTTGAGCGCGTCGAGGAAGAAGACGCGGTCCCGGATTGGGCCGCGATGGCAGAGCGGGTGGCGGTATGCCCGCCGCCCGACGGGGAAGTCCGCGTGGAATCGAAGACGGGGGGGATGAAAGGTAGTAAGCTTGCCAGGTTCGACCTGATGCCGGGAAAAGCGATATGGGAGTTGGCCGAGCACTACGGCAAGGGAGAACGCAAGTACCCCGGCGACGAGAACGGCCCCAACTACAAAAAGGGGTACCCGTGGCACCTTTCGTTCTCGGCGGCCATGCGCCACCTATGGGAATTCTGGCTTGGGGAAGAACGAGATGCGGAAACCGGCAGCAAGCACGTCATCGCCGCCGCGTGGCATTGCCTAGCGCTGGCATATTTTATGGATAATCACCCCGCGTATGACGACCGGCATTAGTCCGCCGCCCACAAAAAAGAAACGCCCCGACCTGGTCGGGGCGTTTCTTTTTTGTGCTCTAGTCGGGGGCGCTTTCCCGAAGGCGCGTTATCTCGCCGATCTCCTGCATTTCAGTCCGTTTTTCGAGCGTGCGTCCACCGATATAGCCGCCGACGCCGACCGTCATCAGGACAAACAGTTCGGACGGCAAGTCCAATACGACCGCCTCGAGACCAAAGGCGACCGCGTAGGGGGCCACTATGAAGTTGTTGACGAGGATGGATACTATAGCCAACATTAATATAGGCCGCCAATTTCGCTGCATCCACGATTTGCCTTGAATCTCGCCAAGCACGACCCGCGACTGAAGCTCCGCGAGCTTCTGGATATGCTTCATCGCCTCGGAGCGGGCGTCCAGTTCTATACGCAGCAACTCCTGCTTCAGCCGCTCCTTTTCTTCGCGTGACGTGTGAACGTCGTCGATGACGTCCCGTACCGGGCCGAAGATGCTCCCAATCGTATTCAGGATTCCTTCAAACATGGCGACGCCCAACCAGTCTACCCGATCCGAACCAGTCTACCCGGCTCGTGATTTGAACCGATTTACCCGTCTTGAACCGATTTACCCGCCTCGCCCGATTCCGGTGTTGTCCGCATCGCGGCGTGCCGGCGGCGCAGTTCCGCGTGTTTTAGTTTTATGGTGTATACCCCCGCTATGACGCCCAATATAGCAGACAGCGTTGCTAGAATGGGATTGATAATCTCTGTAAAATAATCCAGTATCGGCGCCCCGGCGGCGATCAGCGCCACCGATTCCCCTATGCGCGTCCTCAAAAGTAATATATTCAACTGTTCCATCATTTATAACGTTCTACGTATCTATGCCGTTGTTGATCCGTCCAAATATCTAAGCACTTTGGTAGGCGATACGTGATTGACAAGCTCTTGGTCATTCGTGCCGTCTGTCTCTATTTCTCGTATTGCTCGGCTACTGGGCCGGATATAGAAGAGCTTTTGACTATCGTCTTGGTCATAGAAAATACCCTGATACTGCACCGACGAATTAGTGATGACGTCCGTCAGCCCGGTGCCGTCGTAGTTAACTTTTTCGATCCGCTGATTGCTACTCAAGCTTGTAAAAAATATCACCTCGTTTGCCGTATCAACGTCGATGCCCCATATGCCTGTCCCGCTCGGTGACCCTTCAACTAAGGCGTCGCCAGTTCCGTCGAGATCAACGCGCCGCACGTCGTCATTTGTGGCGTCTACGTAGAACACCCTGTCGAGGGCGGCATCATATGCCACGTCGTGAACCTTGACGCCCGACTTAATGCTCGTCTTCCCCGACGCGGACCCGGCGGTCGTGACCGTCCACTTGTTGATGCCGTTGTCATCTCCAACTACAAGCGTTACATCGTCGCCCGCTGACGCGCCCGGTATCACAACAAGTCCCGTGGGATCTCCCAGACCGTCCGCGCTCGTCAGGATTTCAGTTATATTCGTTCCGTCCAGATCAATACGTATAACCTTATTCGTGGTAGACCGGGCCGCCACATAGACGTGCCCGTTTAGGTCGTCTACCGAAATGCCGCGCAGATCGCCGCCGTTTGTGTTGCCCACAAGGCTTACTACTTCTTGGTCGCTCGTACCATCCGTCTTGATCTTCCGAACTGTTTCATCCTGAGATTCGCTGTAGTATAGCCACTGTGTCGGCGTGGTCGGGGCAGCCAGCGACGTAATGATACCAGAGACTACCGTTATCGTATTGCCGTCGTTGTCGATAAAGGTACCGGAAAACCCGTTGTCGGCGGCCAACGTTCCCCCGGACAGATCGCCTACAACATCCACGCTGCCCGTAAAATCGGCCCCGGCAGCCGTTAGCGCGCCTTGAATATCTACGGTCGAATCAAACTGTGCCGCAACAAACGCACGTATGAGCGCTTCCGTGACGCTTAATATGTTGTTGCTGTTTATGTCAACAACAAACGATTCGCCGCCCGGCAGGTCGAACGTGACGGACCCGTTGTTGACCGTCAGAGAGTCAAAAGTGGGATTTGAGCCGGGGTTGCCGTTGGTTATGCTGGTTTCCCACGCCGCGCCGTCCATCCCGTCGCTGGCGTTGATAAGAGTCACCCGAATGTCTAGTTGAGTGTTGAACGCTAGGGCGGTATGTATCTGTAGGTTGGTCTGTGGGTTATCGAAGGGACTCCCCGCGATCTCGGCGTATGACGCCGGGGGGATCTTGGTCTCGACGCGAATCCCGGCTGTCGTCTGGGTGCGGCTGTCGCCCGCCGCCGTCAGGAGAACGTCATTTGACGCATTCAGGGCAACGCTTTGCTGCGTAAACGCCGCTTCTAGCGCCGTTCCGCCGTCGTCGAGGGTGTTGTCCTCTATAACCTCTACGCTGACCGTTTCCGTATCCGTTCCGCCGCTTGCGCGGGTGACTGTCAATTCCACAGAGTGCGTCCCAACAGCGAGCGTAGTGGATAACATGGGGCTTGTCGATATGACAGATCCGCCATTGACGCGCCATTCAAAGGTGATACTGTCCCCCAAAGGGTCGTAGCTGTTCAGGCCCGACAGAAGTATGTCCTCATCGCCCCCGCCGTCGAGGTCTACGTAGTTTAGCACACCCGAGATGACCGCAACCGGATTACCCGTTTCGCTCGGGTTCCACTCCCCTATACGACCCTTCAATTTCGTCTGAAGCGCTACCGGATCTATGGACCTCTCCGTGACAAAAACGGTTCGTGTCAGACCACCCTCGCTGACGGTGACGAACTGCCCGACCACGTCACCGACAAGGCCGTCAACTGAGAACTCGACAGGGCGGCTCAGGTTGTTGTAGAAGTTGTAAAACTTTTTAGCGATCTCCAACAGGACAACGTCATTTCGGACCGCCTTATCGTTACCGTAAAATATGTCGCCCGTCCACGCGGGCGTAGCGTTGATTTTGATTTCTACCACGTCCTCGCCGGACGGGAAGCCCGTTAGTTCGGGCGTCAATAAATCCAATCCATCGTACCAGAACCCGACTGTTTCAAGGGTATCACCTTCCTCGACCGGCTCAAAATACTTCACCGTCGGACGAACAACTACCGCCGGGGGCGTCAGATCGCCGCCCTTTTCGGTCCAACTGATAACATCGGCGAGCGCGGTCGTGCTCAGGTCGGTCGTATTGGCCGAGGTTCGTTCGATAAGTTCAAGTTCGAGTCTGGGCAGTCCGCTAACGTCCACGCTGGGAATGAACTTGATGAATGACCACTTCGAGTTTTGCATTTCTCGAAGGGATTCGAGAAGGTTCGTCGGGAATTCGATCCATTTAGGAAACGTCTGGGAATAGCCAGCCGGGAAGGTGAATGTGTTAACGATATAGGTTAATACTCCCACGTCGGCGAGGGAAAACACCGCCTGAATGACTTCGTCAACTTCGTAGTTGGCGTTGAAATCGACAGGGGAAAACCCGTATACATCTTTGCCGAGTATGCGAACCGGCGTACCCGCGTTTACCTGCGTCTGGGATGAGATCGTAATATCGACGCCACCCGTTTTTATCTCGTCAATGACGCCCTCGGCGACCCGGAAATATACAAATACCGTCTGTTGGTCTGGGTCCAGCTTAAAAAAGTCCCGCGCAATCGTCGGCCTGCCGGCTGCATCGGTCTGCGTTGTCCCTTCTGGAAACAATTGAATGAATGACGGCCCGGACGTCGGCAAATCAATGACCGCGTTTACGAACTCGTCGATGCGAACGTCCGAGAGGCCGGACCACAGCGTTGCGTTCGTAATGGTCGCCCGAAACATGTTCTGGGCCGAGGTCGCCGAGATAACGACGAAGTGCTCCACGTCGCCCGTCCCGACGGTATGGGTGCCCCCAAACGCCGTTTGTGGCGGGCCATCTATCGTTAATAGAACGTCCTCTGGGCCGGTGGCTTTCCCCTGAACGATACCCCGATGTTCCGAAACGTCCGTCTCGAAGACGACTACGTCGCCGAAGTCTATGACTGCCGATAAATCGACGCCCCCAACGAACCTAGGCACCTGAATCGCGGGGCGCGAGTTCGTTAGGGTATACGTTTCCTCATACGACGAAAATAGCTCCGTTTTGAAGACGCTGCGGGCGGCTGCGTTGACTTGGTCCAGAATGAATTCCCAAGAGAATACTTCAAACGCCGTTATCTTTGTGGACGCATTCCAGTCAATGCTAGTGCGGTCTATAAGTCCGTGAAACAGTACCGTCGAAGTAGTCTTGTTGGTCAACACAAACACATACGGCGCGTTTATCATATCGCCGTATGTGTTGAAGTACGTTTCAGCCAGCCCGAACAACGAAACTTGCTGGTTCGATAGTGTATAAACCCCCTCGTCGAATTCGAGCGACTCAATCAATTCAGATGTTTCGACGGGGAATATGTCGTTGGATTCCATTGCGACATCCGAATCATAGGTTCGCAGCGTTCCCGCCACGACCTCTATGTCCGTCTCGCCCGCGTTCTCCTGAATCTGGAATATCTCTATGGTAAAGCTGTCGGCCATTATCTCGTTGTCCTCGTTAGTCTCGCCGACCGTTTGTTGCCGAGACGCGTGACATCCATCGCCGTCCTGTCGTCAATGACGACCCTTTGATCCTGAAGGCCCTGCCGCAGTTCCTCGACTGCGTTCACTATCTTCGTAGTCGATTCTTCGGCGCTGCGGGCGCCTGCGGTTACCTGAATCCGGCGCTGTTGCGCGTCGAAATCACGAGCGCGCTGGGCAACTACTTGCGAATTCAGGGCCGTAAACCGGCCCGTGAAACCCCCCGAAGTGCCCGCCCCGGAACCCGAAGCGTCTACGTTGTCGATCTGTCGTATCCGTGAGGCCAGCGTTGTAAACACCGCCAGCCCGGCGGCGATGGCCTGTGCGATAGCGCCCGGACCTTGTGCCGACTCCAGAAACACGCGAGTCGCCGCCACCCCTGCGGCGATGGCCTGTGCAAAGGCCTGAGCCTTCAATAAAGCCTTGTTTTGCTCGAATCCCTTTTCCCCCTCGCGGCCCGCCACAGTCGCCATCTCGCCGAAAATGGTGGCCGTCGTGTTGGCCAGCCCGGTAACGTCTTGAAGCCGCTTTTTCTGCTCATCCCTTGCAATATCAGTGAGTTTTTGCTGATGCTCGGCTTCTCGTCTTTCTATCTCGGATTGTAGGTTGTCCCGCTCGGCGATTAGCTCCGCGAACTCGTCTTGTGCGAGCCGAGAGACCTCTAATAGCTCGTTGATGGACGCTATCCGGGCCGCCGTCACTTCCTTGAATATCCGGAGCGACTCGGCGGCTCTTTGCCGTTGGCTATCCGGATCTTGTCCGAAGATGAGTTCCTCGCTTTGCTGAATGCCGAAAATTCGGGCGCGCTCGCGCCGCCGAATGGCTGCGCGTTCTTCCTGTATGGCTTTCGCAAGCTCACGTTCCTGTTCTAGGGCGCGCTTCTCTCTTTCCCTTTGCTGCCTTTCTTCTTCCTTTCGCTCTTCCTCTGCCGCCTCTTCGACGATGACCCGCGCAAGCCTTGAACGTTCATTGGCGATGAATTCAGAGAGCGCGTCAATGGCGCTATCGCGCAAATCTTTTTCGTTGGCGAACTCGCGCCGGATGAAATTTAGCTTCTCTTGCTCGAAGACCTCAAGCTGCCGCAGCCGGTTATTTGCTCCCTTTTTTTCGAGTTGCGCCAAAAGGGACTGATGCTTCTCTTCCAACGCTTCGCGCTTCCGCCGCGCTTCCTCGGCGCGCTTTCTCGCGTCTTCTTCTTCCTTCTTCCGGCGTCCTTCTTCCTCGGGATCGGCGGGCAGCCCGAGTTCTCTCCGTGCGGCACGTTCCGCGCCTATGGTAAATATGCGAGTCCTCAGCCGCTCGGCCCTTTCCTCAATGGCCTCTACTTCCTCGTCGAGTTGCCTTATGGCGCGGATGTCCTCGATGTCCGCATCCAACGAGCCCCCCAGTACGGCTGCGCGTAGGTCATCAAAGCTTTCTACGCCAAATGGCTCCAATAGCGCGTCCAGCCGCGCCCGCATCACCGACAACTCGGCGTTTGTCCGCACAAGTGCGCCCGCCGCTTCTTCCAGATCAAGGCTCGCTATCAGCCGCTTGGAAAACTCACCTTCCTGGGCCGCTCGTACAACCTTGTTGAACTCACGTTGCGCGTCCGTCATTAAACCTAGCGCAACTTTGGCATTATCAATCTGCGCAGCCAGCTTATCCCAACTGAGAGCCAAAGCCGTCACAATCGAAATGACGAGTGGAATCGCCATAGGCCCCGTAAACAGGGGCAGAAACATCTTGGATAATGCCTTGCGGACGGATCCTTCGGATGCCAGAAGCCGGCTGAACGACTCGGCGACCTGCTCTATATTGTTGGCGACGCCGAACAGGCCGAAGGGGGCGTCCTGAACGATACGAATGACGTTCTGGCTGGCCAGAGACGTTTTCGTGATCTTCTTGTTGACCTCACTCTGTTTGAGGCTAAGGCGGTTCAGTGCCTGCGCCGTGCGGTCGATACTCCCGGCGTCCAGAATGCTCGTTTTGGCGCGTTGCGTAGATAAGGCCTTGGCTACCTTGCTCGCTTCGCGGGCCGTCCGCCGCATGGCAGATTCGACATTCCTGAAATCCTTTTCGGTTTTAGAGACGTCGAGTGCCTTGCGTACCGTCTTCGCGTCGTCTACCACCCTGTCAAAAATGGCAGACATGCCCTTACTCAAATCGTCCGGCGCACGCGCAAGTGCCTTCGACAGCCGCTCTACCAATTCGTCGAGATTATCAATCTCTAGCCGAAGTTGGGCGTCGAATTCGTTGGATTCAGGCATGGGGGACTCGCGGAATTAGGACGGCTCGAAAGAACCGTGATATTGCTCCATCGCGTAAAATGCAACCAGTTCCAGAAAAGACAACTCGTGATATATCCTCATCGCTTCTATGGCGTTGCCGCCCGAGACGGACCAACAAAGCCACAACCATGAGTCAATTTGATCTTCGAGTTCGTATTTTAGCACCAAGGCCCAGCCGGGGTATTTACCCTTTGTTGCCGTCGATTTACTACCCTGCTCTACAATATTGATAATCCGTAGAGCACGACGATAGTTTGTATCGACGGCGGAAAAAAACCCACGATAAGCTGTTCGGCTACGACGCCGTCAAACTCGTCGGACTCAAAGTCGATAGCGTTGACGGCGTCCGCGTCGTCGAAGATCAACAGGAAAAACTGACGATAGTATTCCCACCTACTAATTTCGCCTTCTGCCAGTTGGTCCTGAATGATTTCGCCGCGCTCTTTAACCAACCGCTCGTTACCAGCCGAATACGGCTTGTGGCGCAGCTTTTGTCCGCAAAATTCTACCGTTTCCCGTTTCATAATTGTTTGCAGTTGTTACAGAAATAATACCGACGGCTACTAATTTTGTTCGATTACGGAAGAGTGATTCCATACATCGATGCCAGTTCGGCCCGTATCGCCGATAAGCGCGCCGCGTCCGGTATGCTAGACATTGCCTTGACAAAGCTCAATTCGAGATTTTCGGCGCCGTTGGTGACGGCGTCGGCAAAATCGCCGGCCCGTCGACGCCCACTGGAAGATGTGCTTATACTCGTCGCAACAACTTCCGTGTCTTCCTGCGTGCCGTCGATCCACAGTTCCCAATTGTCACTAGACCCTTCCATTTTTAGCTCTATTATATGCGGATTGCCATCATCAATAGATGTTGTGCTCACCAGCACATTAGATCCCCCGTTGTTTATTGCCGCCTTGCCCAGTCCGTCGCGATTTAATTGGAGACCTGAAGGGTTGGTGCCGTCGTACCAAATGCCGTTGCCGGCATTTGGCAGAAGCATGACTATCCAAAGATACGCGTCGTCGTCTGGGTCCGTCGAAAATGCCCGCCCCGTGTTTGTGCTCCATAAGTTATCCGACGAGTTGTTGAATTTTATACTGTTTTGTCCGTTTATGGCACTCAGGACGGGCGCTGCGGCAGCTTGAGACTGCGTGTCTAGCGTCTCTCCGTTACCCGAAAGGTCGGTCCACGCGCTAACGGTGCCGCCGCTCGACACGATGCTACCCGCCGTAAACAGATAAATATCGTCGGCGTCGGAAAAATCGAAGGTGCCGCCCAGTATCCAGTCCGGGACCTCTGATAATACGTTGGAGCCAATGAATTGCGCCGCCGCCGGGCGTCGCCTTACGCGCCCCCGGAATAGCGCCTGTATCATGTCGCCGAGATCCTCGGCCACGAAGGTAGCAACCTTTTGTCCCAAATTATCGTCCGGGTCGAAATCTATATCGACCGTTCCCGCCGCGACAATGTCGTTTACCAGATTCGTGAAATTGTCGTGATCCGACGCCTTAAGCTGTGGCCAATCAAATTCAGCGCGCAGTAGCCAGCCGTCTACGCGCTGCTTATTGCGCCCGTCAAACAAGCGAACCGTCGTCGTGCCGAGTCCGCTATAGGGTACAGCGGAGATCCGCAGCGCCCAGATCGGGATCGTGTAGACATTGCTGTTCGCCGTAAACTGTACCCGCGTATGATATGAAGTGTATGCCATATATTTAGCAAAAAGGCGCGGGCACACTTACCGCGCCCGCGCCGTTTCGTCGTCGCCCTCGTCGTCTTGGGATTTTGGATTATGACGTGCCGTCGAAGGTGATTTCACTCGCCGAACCCAGCTTAACGAGTTCCGTCATAGGCACGCGACCGGCGGTTTCGAGCGGAATCGCGCTCTCCGAGTTATCGAACATGATTTGTCCGTCGAGAGTGAAGATGGCATTCTTGATAGTGAATCCCGCCGCCGCCCCGGCCCCAGCCGCGTCGGTAAACACTTCCGTCAGCTTGAGCCACAGCCCGTTCCCCGCCGGGTTAGTAAGCAGATCCAAGTTAGTAAGTTGATCGGCTGCGGTCTGCGTCAGCGTGATCTGCACCGTAACGTCGGCGGCGGCCTGCATAGGCCGCCCCGCCGTGTCCGGGTCCGTGGTAACCTTGGACCACGAGAATTGAACACCCTTCACCCGGCCCAGATCGTTCCATGTGACCCCATCATCGTCGCTGACAAAGGCGCCGCCGCCGCGAAACGAGACTTCAGATAGATCCTTTGTGAAATCAGAAAGCGCCATGATAAGATGTAATTTTGCCCTTCCATCCGGCTCTTATGGTAGCCGGATGGAAGGGCGCTGTGAATTAAGAGGTATTGCCATCGGCCTTGAACGCAAGCTGCCAGAAGCCGTAAGCGAGCGCGTAGCGCGCCCGCAGCCCGTAGAAAAAGGCGTCGTTCATGATAACATATTCGTCGTCAATCGACGTCAAGGTTTGAAGCTCAAGGTCGTCTGCCTCTTGCAGAATGAAAGGGCGGAGCACTTGGTTCGTATCAAGCAGGTACCAACTGTTGTCCGTGATGTACGGCTCACGGACAACCCTGACAGCCTGAAACGTAGGGTTCTCTCCGCCCCCGCTAAGCGTCGCGATCTCAAAGAGATCGCGCGCTGTCGAATAGTTCGCAGGCCCGACGACGATTACACTCGGCAAAACGTCAAGCGGCTCACCCTTCTGGTTGACCAACTCGGCCATTTGCTGCGCCGCCGCGTCGAAGTTGTCCTTCGTTAGCGGCGTGGTGGCGTCAGCCAGATTAGACTGCGTGCCGCTACCGTCCTCGTCGGGGTGCGCCTGCGAGAAAAAAGGCACGCCGTCATAGCCAAGGCTGCCGGCGGCGTCTCCGTTAAGCAGCAGGTCAGCCAAAAGGCTCCGGCGCTTCCGAAAATGCGCGTTAGGCAACGCCCGGAAGCGCGCTTCGTACAGACCGAGTTCGTCGGATTCGACGTCCACGCGGTCAACCGACAGCGCCCCCTGATATTTGACGTTCGGGACGGAATAATTTCGGGCCTTGAAGGACGCGATGTCTCGCTCCCCGACCCATTCGTCCATCTGGGCGAAATCCATGAGCCAATCGTATTCGACCGTTTTGGCTTTTGACCTCGTGGTCATGGTGCCCAGAGACACGAGTTCCCCATCGCCCTCTTGGTCGAGTTGGTCGAGGAAAATCGCCCGGAACACCTTGTTCGCGGCGTCTAGAATGGATTGGTCGGCAGTGTTTCCGAAAGACATGATTCTACACTAAGTTAGGGATAGTGATTACTGGGGGCGACCTTCGACAAACACGAGCGCGCTGGTAGCCGAGATAACTTCCTCGATGTAGCCCACAAAGGGTTCCGCCGCGTCTTGAAGCCACCTTACGCGAAGCTCGTTGCCGCTCGTGTCGGTCCCGCCCGCGTTATTGATCGTGTCGGCGGCGGTGATACTAAACTCGCTGGTAAGGTCGTCAACGTCGGTAACGTCGGTACCCGATCCAACTAAGTGGGTGACCGAAATTAGTTCGTCGTTCGTGCCGATGCCGGTGACCGTTACGTTACCCGCCGCCGCGCCGGCGACGATAGCTTCAGTCTCAACGGGTTCGCTTTCGACCGTGACGGTTTGGTCATCAGCCGCGTGAACCCGCGCCCCTTGATCCGCCTGCGTCAGGCCCGCAGCCACAAGTTCGACCAAAATGCCGACGCGAATATCGCTCTTGATGGCCCCTGCGGTCTCGCCGGTCGTATCAACGTCTTCTGTAATAACGCCGACGAGAGAGTACGAGCCGGTGGACGAAACGGGTTCAGCAAAGCCGTCCGACGTGCGAATTCCGACAAGCGTGTTCATGAAAAAAGTGGTGTCGGCGGCTAATTGCGCACTTACGAGACGCCCACGCGGGGCCGCTCGAAGGATGCTACTGCCGACTCTAGATGCCGTGGCCGCTGCCATGATTTTCCTAGATTAAAAGTTAAGGGGTATTTCGGCGAGATTCTTAGTTAGTCCGGGGCTTCCAATTGGCTCCGAGGGACGTTCCCGCAAACATGCGCCGCTCCCGCTCCGTAGACGGCGCGAGATCAGAGTTATTCTCCTGACGCGTGACGAGGTCCGCGTCTTTGATGACGCGCTCGCCCGGCGTAGCGCGGCCCGCCGGAATCGTTTCAAGGGTAGCCTTGAAGGTGTTCAGATCAAGCTCCCCCGCTTCTAGCGATTTACGAATATCACCCAGCCGCGCCGCAGGTAGCTTGGCCTTCGCGTCGTGCATCACTGCGTCAATCTGGGCCGACACCGCCGCCCGGCGATAGGTTTCCAGTTTAGCACTCGCAGCCGACAAATCGGCCTTAATGTCTTCTATTTGGGCGTGCGCGGCCTTTAGGCTAGACGTAAGAAACTGCACTCGCCGCTCGGCACTTTCTTCGGCGCGGACCATGTCCATGATTTCGTCGAGAGAAGAAACTCCGTCCGCGAGACCATTCTGAACCGCGTCAGATCCCGTTGACACACTACCGTCTGCCATTTCTGTTACCTGTTCGATTGTCATTCGTCTGTTAAGCGCTACGTCTTGTACAAATTGGGCATGAAACTTGTCTACGGCGTGTTGTATTGCTTGTATTGATTCGTCGTCGATAGGTTCCAAAGGGTTCGGCTTTGCCTTTCTGGGTACACTTCTAACGATGGTAAAACGTTCCTGCTCTTCTTCCGGAAGCTCTTCCAGAATCTGCAAAACGCCGATAGAGCCGATGCTCGCGGTCGGCGTCACGAAGACGCGATCTGCCGCCGATCCGATGTAGTAGGCGGCTGAGTTCATATTGTTATGGGCGAGCGAAATGACGCGCTTTTTCTCCCGCGCCGACCGAATGGCCGCAGCCGCAATGCTGAGCCCGTGCACCGAACCGCCGTTGCTATCTATGTCCAATAAGATCGTGTGAATATCTTGGCGGTCTGCCAGTTCGTTGATGGCCCGCGTTAGCATTTCGGCGGACGTGCCCCCGGAAAACGACATAAACATGTTCATCCGTCCGGCAATCACGCCGGACACCGGCACAACGGCAATGCCATCTTCAATTACCACTTCGGACGATCCGCCGGGGCCGGTCCGCAGGGGAGAGCCGTCTTCCTCTTCGTGCCGACGCGCCAACCATTCATTCCTCAATTCGGGAATCCGCTCTGCTGAAATGGCGTTGGCAACCGAAAGGATCTGCTCGCCTTGGGCGTCGGATGACGCCCAGATCGACCCTTCGCTCTGCAAAAAAGATAGTACGTTTTTGTGCATCGTGCTACTGGAAAGCGATCATATTGGTTGCCGTCGTGCCCGTGGCGTGAATTCTAGAAAACGCAACGTCCAGCATAGTTCCCGCCGGCACGGACGTGAGCGTGACCGGCGTGCCGGCGTTGCCATGAACCCGTCCCGTAATATCGCCCGCGCCGCCGACGTAAACGCGCCTCACTAAAAAATCGAAATCAGTGTTGTCGTCCGGCGTGACGGCGGCGGGCGTGTGTGCCGGCGCGTCTGCCAGCCCCAAAAAGCGACGTAGGCGAGATAAATTCATCGTAACCCGATTATGTCGGTAGCGGTAGTGTTTGTTTGAGCTACGCGCCTGGCTGCCACCGGCAGCAGCGCGGGAGCCTCACAGCGAAACCTGAACATATTTTCGTTGCCCCAGACGATACAGGCAACAACAACGGTCCCTATGTCATTAATCCACAGCGCCCTCGGAAGAAAGTCCAAATCGTTATTATCGTCGGGCGTAATGGCGACCGGCGAGTGATAAGGCTCGGATTCGTCGCCGTCCAAAATGCGCCGCAATTTGATTTCTTCTGCGTCGGATATCATGGCGTTTCCGGATCAAGCTGCACGACCGGCTTCAGTAGAAGCCTCAGCGTGTGAACACTGAGGCCCGGTATATGCAATTCGCGCTCTATGCTGTCGCTCTGGAAAAACGAATTGCTGTTTGTCGCCGCCACATTTTCAAATTCTTGCCCCACTATCGCCTTGCGGGCGCGGTGCGCGAGCACGTAAGAGTTTATCCATTGCTCGGCCTGAGACGAGCGATTAGACGAACAGGCGTATACCAGAATGATAATTTCGTCTCTGGGCATACGTTGAGTAGAATCGCCTTGTTCCGGCAAATCCTGAATCAACTCTATATCGTACAGCAGGGTCGGGTACTGAGAGACCTGAGCGACCAGTTCGCGTAGGGTTTCTTCGCTCAAGAACTCGCCCGCGTAGTGCCCGATGACGATGTTTGACGCATCTGTCAGATTGGCCTTCAGGAGCGCGTCCACCCTGTCCGTCACGGTCTGCGGATATTCCGCCATTTTGTCCACCTACTATAAAGTTACCACTAGTATACTGGAAGGGCCTTTGTTAAAACACGTTTACGCCGAACAACTCGGCTTCGGTGTCTGTGTCGGCGGCATCGTCGAGTACGCTTTCATCGGCCAGGGGGTCAATCTCACCACTGCGAACCCCTTCCAGCCAATCCTTCGCGCTATTATACTCTTCCAGCACACTTTCGGGCGTGGGCCCAGAGCGGCGAAGGTACAGGTACCACTTGGCGACCGAGAGGATTGCGCCGATATATGCATCCGACGGGTTGGTCAGGGGCACTGTCCGGAGTTTGCGGGCGTACGAGTCCGCGAACGCCTCGGCGCGGTTCAGTACGGACAAAAGGATCGCCGTGTCCGGCACGGTAGCGTTGGGGTCGTTGTCTACGGACAGCTTAGCCTGCTCCAATTGAGACAGCGAGGGATTCAGGGCCGTCGCTTCTTCTAGGGCGTATCTCGTGGTTGCCATAATCTGAACATTTTACGTGGACGGTACGTTGGATATGAACAATCAGGCGTCCGTTTTTGTTCTCCAAAAATAGCACGAGATGGCCACGAGAGTTATAGGGCGCTTCGCCCCTAGAGCCGTACCTGCGGCTCCCCCGGATTTTGATCGCTTTATCATCCCCCAGGACGGGTTCACTGACCGGTTAGGGATAATCCCGTCGAGTATCACGCCGTCGCGGATGAATAGCATCCGTCAAAAGGCGGCGGACGGCGACCTGGGCGATTTATACGAGCTTTATCTGAAAATGATCGCCACGGATGCCCGCATAGGGGGCATCGTGGGATCGCTCAAGTCCGCTATTGCCGGTATTCCGCTCAAGGTCGTTGCGGGCAAAGGCACGAATGCGTCAGAGCGTCGCCTTGCTGAAGACTACAAGCTGTTGACCGAGGAAGCGCTGCACGCCATTGATGAGCATTCCTTCATCAGCGATCTGTTCACGGCTTACGTCATGGGGGTTCGCGTGATGCAGATGACGTGGACCATAGAGGAATTCCCGCGTGGACGGTTTATCGCACTGCCGACGCAACCCAAGCCCATTCCGGGCGCCGCGCTGTGTATGGAATCGACCATGCTCAGCGAACGATATGGGGAACTGAAAATCAGGACTATCAAGGCGCCCCAAGGCGTCTTTGTATCGGACCTCGACCCGCGCCGGATATTCGTGGTAGAGGATGGCCATGCCAGGGGCTTCTATGACACGAAGGGAGCACTCCGTCGTGTCCTGGGGTGGTGGATTCTGAAAATGTACGCCCAGTTGTGGTGGGCCGAATTCGCAGAAATGCACGGTCAGCCCATTCGCGTCGGGCGGTACAACCCCGAAGCGGGATCCAAGGAGCGGACGGAACTCCGAAGCTTCTTGAAGGCCGTTGGCCGAAACAAATGGGGTATTTTTCCCACAGGCGTCGATGTTCAATTGCTGGAAAGCAACATGAACGGCCAAAATATGACGTTCCGTGATATTATCAACATGGCGAACAACGAAATAGCCGTCGCGTTGGCTGGCCAGACCGGCATCACAACCGATTCCGCTCAGGGGTCCCGGTCGAAATTGGAAGTTTTGTCTGATATACGCCACGAGATCAAGGTAGAAATCGCCGCACTCATTTCTAAGGGCCTTTCCAAGTTTGTTGCGGCGCTATTATGGACGAACTACGGCCCGGGCTACGTAAAGCGTCTGGCACCAAGAGCTAAGCCGCTTGTTGTCCGGGACGAGAGTATCACCGAGAAGGTGGCCTACTACAGTTCGCTCGCGGCCACGGGCTTCCCGGTGCCCGCACGCGAAATCTCTGACCAAACTGGCATTCCAATTGCCGAGGAAGGTGAGCTAGTATTGACTGATAAGGGCGTCGTCGTATTTGACGGCTTCAATGTGACCGGCGACGCCCTTACAAGCGACCAGGACGACGCACCCACAGAAGAAACCGATGGCGAGCAAGGTAGAGATAACGGCGAGACCGACCGTTCAGGTTAAAAAGGATCTCTTTCCGCTCGGCGTGCGTCGTCGGGCAGCCAAGGCCGGATCCAGAGAGGCCGTTCGCATCATAAGGGAGCGCACCCTTCGGGGCGTATTCGCCGCTCAGGGGTCGTCCGGTAGCCGCGCCCGGCGATATAACCCGGATTACGCCCGGCGCGTAGGCAAAGGCCCCGGCGGACCGGTTAACTTGTTCGTGACGGGGGATCTACATAACTCCATCTTCGGGACATTTTTCTTCGGCAGCCGGGGGGCGCGGGCGCGTCAGGTTGAATTATTTGCGCGGGTGAAGGGTTCGTCCGCGCAGCAGAAAAAGCGTTGGTTGCAAGACATGGGAGCCGGGAGAAACCGCATCAAGCGGCGCTTCATGTATTTCACAAAGGCCGAAGGCAGGCGTATCGTGAATGTCATGCTGCGCGCTATCAGCACCGACCCCGGTACGTCGAAATAACTCTAAAAGGCGAATCCGGCCCGCTCGCTGAGCCATTCGCGGGCTTCTCCCTTCGCGTCCCGGTCGGCTCGCGCTTCTCCCTTCGCTTCCGGCTCGGACGCATACTCGGTCGAATGCGTCCCGTTATCATGCCACCATAATACGTATTTTACTGTATCGCAGAAGTGCGACCGGGGCGCGGACTTGTCGTCCTTGCGCTCGTTGGACAAGTCTATGGCGCCGTTTGGTAGATATGACAGGCTTGCTATCGCGTTTGCCGCGCCGCCCGATTCGAGCTTTGATTTTGGCAAGAAACACACGTGCGCCCTGCGTAGCCCGTCCATCAAAAGCCGGTTCGCGTTGTTGATCGCGTCCCTGTTGGGCGGATTGGAGTACCGCGTGACTCCCTTTCTAACGTCAAGATTTGAAATCAGGCCCCTGATTACGATTGGGTTTACAAAATTGCGTGCGGCCCTCGCAATGATCTGCCAATCCGTAGCCTCTGCGGAAGACTGCATCCGGTTGGCCGTCGCATCGCCGAGCAGTATGACGCGGGTTCCGTGTTCGGAGTAGTCGTCTACTATTTGCTCCATCAAACCCCGCGTGCCGCCCGACCACACTTCGTATTCATCGACCTGAGCCAGTACGATTCGGTCCGGCGGATAAATTTCTTCCAACTCGCTTCGGGTCACGTGATGCTTGCCCGGCGTACGCAGTCTGTAAAACGTATGCCCGTCCTCGGTGTAGAAATTATCCCAGTCGTCGCTCCAAGGCTTACGTTGCCAGACGGTGCACGTCATCGGGAAAACGTTGAAGTCGACGGAGAAGACTAGCGCCTTGCGGGAATCGTACTCGCAGAGCATTTGCGACATCACCCCCCTTTGATGAACGTCGCTATCGTAGGCGTAGTAAACCCTGTTCGTTTTTACGCTTCCCCTTTTACCATAGACCAGCCGTGCGGCCTCATCCGCGCTCATGCTGGCGAGGTTGCGGTGAATGTAGTTTATTCCGACGTTGTGCTCGTTCTCGAAGACGGAAAATTCATACATGATTCCGTCGGTCACCGCAACGACGGGTTCGCCCGTCGGCTTGATTATCTCCGTCCTGATGGCCCCCTCGTATTTATCTTCCTCAACGAACCCCAGAGCCGGTAGAAGTGAGTATTGCCAGTGCCCTTCGGGTGCAGACATGCCGGCAACGAAGCAAGCGTTATCGCCAAATTGGCCCCGGTTGCGTGACCACACAACATTGAACTGAGATTTCGCCGCCGACTGGATTTCTTCGCACCACAGCCAATCAAGTTCAATTCCTTCCAGCATTTCGACCGCGTCAAACGACCTCACAAGCACATACGACGACATCCCGTCGTTCCAGCCCTTACCGTCGAGGTCTACGACGAAAACATTCGTCATGGGGCGACCGCGAATCTTCTTCTTGGTAAAGAACTCGATTTCATACCCCAGATTCCGGCACACCTTCATCAGAATGGGTCCGGCGTTGTCCTTGGCCTGTGGATACGTGTTCGATATAACGCAACCGATTGACCCGACGTAAACCTGTGATTGATGCATCGCAAAGGCGGCGCCGAAGTGTGTTTTTGCGCCCCCTTTCGCGGCCAGCATCGCAATCAGGGGACCCACTCCGGTTCGCTCCTTCAAAAACTTCCACGCCTTAAGCTGCGTCTTCGTCGCCTTTTCGCGGACGCCGTACGGCGGAAGCAGCGCGTCTCTGTACTCGAGGGTGACCTCGGATTCAACTTGGTCAAACATCTCTTGGATGTTGACGCCAGAGAACAAATCGTTCTTCGTCATATCTCACCGCCCCGTTACCGCGTGTTCCCCACACCCCGCGCCCCCGGCCCAGTCCCCCGTGCGCGGAATCCACCGGCCCCGTATATATCCAGTGGTAACGTTTATAGTAGGTGGAGAAAAATCGGTTGTATTAAGATTTCGTGAACTTGTAACCACAGTTACATGTAATCGCGGGTACACCCCCTAGTGCTCGTCATTCGTCATAATTTCATATTCCGCATCTTCGGCGTCTACCACGTGGGGCACATCGTGCGCGTCTACATCTTCAACGACTTCTGCGGGCAATCTGTGCCGGTCCCGGTTCGGAATCATCCCGATTTCCTTTTCGCCCGTCTCCTGAAGCGCGATGAAATCCGACTTTATCAGCGCGATTAGGTTGGGGTGGTTTCTCAGCCTGTGGACGATGATTTCCAGCATCCGCCGAATCATCGTCTGCTGCCACATCAGCCGATCCGCGTTCTGGTTGTCCAGCCGCATGAACATCATGAGCAGCTTTTCAATGTCGCCGAACTTGGCTTCGCCCGCCCCGGCCAGCAGCCGGTCCCGCAATTGATCGAACAGCGCCCGCACGTCGTCCTTGGCCCTGTCCAGAAAGTCAATCGTGTCTTGCTCGTACCGGATTATCGCCCGCTCCCTAACGTCCCTAGCTATCTGTTCTTCTTTTTGCTGAACGTATTCGTCCCACCCCAGCCCGCCCGTGAGTTCGACCGGCACGCCCTCGGTTTTCCAGTCGTGCAACGTCTTTCGAGACGGCATATGCTCCATGCGCGCTATGCGGGACAGATTTTGTTCCTGCTCGTACAGCTTCAGGGCTTCGATTTGCGTTTCGAGCGTGTATCTGGGCATTAAGGAACCCCCAAGAGGTGGTATGGAAACGGTTGTTCTGAAATTTTGGCCTTTTCTGCCGTTTTCCGGGGGTTATTCCGGAGTTTGTGGGACCCCCGGACCGGAAAATGCACGAAAAGTTACAATTTCGCACTTCAAAACGACGGAATACACGCAATTTTTGTTCCGAAAGGTTACACATTTTGGAGAAAACCTTGCCGTCGTAGGGGGGGTCTATATCACCCACCCGGCCTACCCCCCATAGGAATCCGGCTTTTGGCACGGATTTTGCGGTGGGGGGTTTGGCACGGATGTTGCTGGGCCGGGCGCACGGTGCGGGGGCAAAAGTTGGCACGGTGTTTGTGGTGGGAAGGCGCCCATCCAAACACCGCGCCAAACTCGTTCGCCCGGCTGCGGGCGGCCCTGCGGCGGGCGGTCAGGCGGCGCGCCTCAGATATAGGTAGGCATGGACGCGATGGGCGTGCCGTCGTTATACATGCACAGCCCGCGCCCAGTCATGTGTACTACTGCGTATCCCCAAGGGGCACAACCGCCGCGTTCGGCGAACGCGGAGAGGATCGTCTCTGCGTCTTCCAGATTGTCGCAGAGTGCGACAATCCGTGGGTTATACCGCTCATAGCGTGCGTTGTAGTATTTTACTACGCCATATGGTTTAGTCATGGTCTTCGCCGTTTGTGTGTTTGAGTGAGTGTGTTGCATGACTGTAGTATCGTCCATTCCGCAAGCA